CCCCCAGACCCCATCGCGGGGGGTAGTATCAGGTGCTCTGTAATTTTTTCCAATTTTTTGGTTATAAAGTAAAGTAATCTCACACACTTTTTTCAATAACACACTCTTTAACAATAACACTCTTTAACAATAACACACTTTTTCATCGGTTGAAAAAATTTTTTGTAAAAATCAGCAAATTTTGGGCAAACCAGTCTCATCAACTGTCTATCCATTATGACCAAACATAGCAACAATAAAACAAAGCAGTAAGGATGAAAAAATGTTTAGATTACCAAAGACGATAACAATCTATGGCTACAAAATTGTTGTCAAAAAAAGACAAAACAAAGAATGGAGGTTGGTATGACCTCAGTACAAATAACAAAACTAAACCCTAGACATAACAAAATAATCGACTACTGTGTTGAGGGTATGACGGTCAAACAAATCGCTGAGAAACTAAATATGTCTCAGCGGCAAGTAAGTATAATTATTAACAGCGGGGCATTTCAACATCAGTTGGCAACAAGGCGTTCGGCCTATGAAGAAGACCACGATGAAAAACTTGCAGAGTCCGAAGTACAAACCGCCCATGACATCTTACAGCAGCATGCGGCTGAAGCCGCCCAAAAACTAGTTGCCGGCCTAAAATTTGGTACTGATGCCCTACAACTTAGATCGGCTGAATCGATCTTAGACCGGACAGGCACAACTAAAATAACCCGACAAGAAACTGACGATAAACCGATAATAAACATTAGTCGAGAAGACCTACAACTATTGAAAGAAACATTAGAGTTAGAACGTGAACTGATACCAACGCGGGTCGAAGATAAAGAAATTATAAGTACCCAAACCGCCAAAATTAGTGAGGGAGGGGACTAATAATGGTAGTTTGTGACGGTTCTACCTCGGCAACTCTCCTCCCTTTTTCAACGATTGAAAAAGTAAAAATTTTCCAAGTGCTGAACCGTTGCCGAAAACAAAACCGTCCGCCCGCCGCGTAGGCGTCCGTCCGGCGAAGCCGGCCTACTATACCCTTGCTAGGTATATTTTATGAATGTTAAGGTTGATACATCTAACTTATTCGATGATAGAAAGTATATTGTAGAGGACAGAACGGGTAGGTGTTTTGAAGACTTTCTTAATCAAACTGATGATATTGATGAGTGTAATAATCGAATTATGCTAATTAATCAAATTGAAAATGACCAAGTAATTGATGCAGAAATTGAGAAGGAAGTATATCGAGAGTTTAAGCGTGCAGGATTCAAGTTTGGTAAAGACTTTGCAATTTTTAGAAGTTATCATTTTGGGATATGAGAAAACTTATTAATATATTTTGTTTGTCTGTTCTCCTTTGGTGTAGCTGTACGACTAGTCATCCTATGGCGATACAGCTACACCCAACTTTGAAGGAAGAACTGATGATTGTTCCTGAAGGCAATAAGGTTGGTAGTCATGTTACTAAGAAACCTGGGGTTTATATGTCTGGTGATGTATTTCTTGGCATAATTATGGATATACAGAGACAGTTTGAGAAGGATGATGAGTACGTCTGGTAACGAGACTGAAAGTATTTTAGAGCTATATCGACGAAAAGGTAAGGAGTCCTTGTTCTTTTTGGCTCGTGGAATACTCGGATTCAAGGACTTAGACCCTAACATACATGGGCCTTTGTGTAAGTCTTTGGAAAATTATAAAGACTTTACTCGTCTAATGGTAACTTTCCCTCGTACTTGGTTCAAAAGTACGATTTGTTCGATAGCTTATCCAATTTGGCGAGCTATTAATGACCCAAATGTTAGAATTCTTGTAGTTCAAAATAGTTATTCTAATGCTACTAAAAAGCTTGGGGCAATTAAGAATATTTTTGAACAGAATAAGTTATTCCGAGCTTTGTACCCTGAAGTATTGCCTCCGACGGGGAATACTTGGAGAAATGAATGCTTAGTTGTTAATAGAACTGCGTCTCATCCTGAGGGTACTTTTGAGGCTGCAGGTGTTGGGACTGCCACAACTTCGAGGCACTATGATGAAATTATCGAAGATGACACAATAGCTCCTAAAAAGGATGATATGACAGGGATAGTACAACAACCAACACAGGCTGATATTGAGAAGGCTATTGGTTGGCATAGACAATGCCATCCTTTATTAATTCATCCACTAAAAAGTCGTATAATTGTCGTAGGTACTAGATGGGCTGAGAGGGACTTACAAGGATGGATTATGGAAAATAGTTCTAATTACATACACCTCTCTCGCTCTCTTTACGAAGATGACTTAGGCAATCCTGTTAGACCTGAGAGTGGAGGGCATATTGTATGGAATAGGTTTGACAAGAGTGTGGCTAGAGAACTTGAGAAGGCTGAAGGGCCTTATATGTTTGCATGTCTCTACATGAACCTCCCTACTGCTGCTATCAATCAAGTCTTTAAGAGAGATTGGATTCGGTACTATGACAATATTGACAAACATGCTGATACTTACTATGTAACATCAGTTGATTTGGCGTCAGCTAAGAAAGAGGAGACATCAGACCCAGATTATGTAGTTGTATTGACCTCGGCGGTTGTGCCTAAGGAGCACAAAATCTATGTTGTTCATTATACTAGGGGACGGCTTGACCCTGGAGAGACAGTTAATGCAATTCTTGACCATATACGAGTTTATAAACCTATGGAAGTGCTAGTTGAGTCGATAGGTTATCAGCGAACTATTAATTATTGGTTAAGGAAACGAATGAATCAGGCTAATATAGTAGCTTACATTCATGAGTTGACGAGTTTACAAGGCTCAAAAGTTGAGAGGATTAGGGGTTTACAACCTTATTTTGCTGATGAGAGAGTTGTTATCAAACCTAGCATGAACGAGCTTGAGCAGGAGTTACTTGCATTTCCTAAAGGCTCACACGATGATTTAGCTGATGCACTAAGTATGCAAATTGAATTCTGGTATAATACTATTGAATCGTTTCAAGATGAGGAAAGGCGGGAATTGGTTAGTGATCCATTCTCTGGGGCTGCAATTATAGAAGAGTTACAAGGTCGAACTAAGAAGTTAAGATCTTATCCTTACGATGTTGGGCAGTTGGCTGAGCGTTATCAAGGGTATAGAGAGTATAGTTATAATTAGGTGTTTGACAATGAAGATTGGAAAACGAAAACTAAGAATGAGTAGTGGAGAGGTTAGGACTTTTAGGTCCGAGGCGGCTAGAGATAGGTTTGAGAGAGTTGCCAAGGCTGTTAAGCATGGTTGGAGACCTGAAGGAAAAGCTCATAATAGTGATGCTGAGAATGCTGTTATGGTACAACAGACAAAGAACTTTGGTAGGATGGCATTGAAACATGGCTAAAATGACTCCAGAAGACTGGTGTGTTGAAATAGACAACGGCCTCAAGTTTCGAGAGATGTTTGGTCGGGAGGATAGTTGGAAGAAACTTGAGGATGATTATCTAAATGATATTGCAAGTGATACAGCCCTTGGGGCTAATATTGTATTCTCAATGGGTGATACACTGTTAAGCAGTCTTAATGTACCAAACCCTGAGATTGTAGTTACCCCTGAACATCCTGCTGGTGTTGATAGAGCTCCAATCGTTGAGAGTTGGGACAATTACTTAATAAGGAAGCTGAAGCTTAAATATGAGGCAACTAGATCAACTCTACACGCATACTTGTTTGGGAGAGCTATTTGGAAGATTGGATATGACAGTGAATTCGGTTACGACTTATTTTTTGATACTGGAACGGCTACAATGCCTTCTGGCATGACTTTAACTCAGTTTAACAAAAAAGGTAATCGAATTGAGTTTGGTAGAAGCAACCCTGGGATGCCTTGGTGTATGGCAGTAAATCCTCATGACATAGTTGTTCCTTGGGGTACTACTAGTATTGACACTGCTCCTTGGGTAGCTCATAGGTCAATTAGGCTTAATACAGCAATTAAAAGTGACCCAAAGTATGTCAATAAGTCTCGACTCGAGCCTCAGTATTCTATGGAATCTTATGTCGATACATTCTTTAATGTTGGGGCTGCCAAGAAGAAATTCAGAGACCAAAAGAATTCTGCTAGTTATAGAGAGAATACGCGAGTATTGTATAATGAAATTTGGGAGATTTGTGATAGGTCTGACAATACTATTAAAGTAATTTGTTATGACTATGACAGATTTTTGCGAAATTCTATTGACCCTATCCAAGTGATTGCCGGAACTCCTTATGTTAGTGATACTTTTGTGATTCACCCTAGATGGTTTTGGAGTACTCCTCTTGCACATTATCTTGGAAGATTGCAGAAAAAAGAGTTTGATATTGAGTTACAGGCTGAAAAGCAACGTAGAATTAACAACTTGAAGTTTCTCATTGCTAAGGGAGTGTTTAGGAGTCGTGATGAGCTCAATCGTTTTATCAGTGCTGATGTTGGAGCTGTTGAGGAGGCCGACACTACTGATTTAACTGGTAAGGTTCAGACATTTCCACAAGGTACATTTATGGAGTTTGAACTGCAAAGTCGAGCGAATAGACAAGACGCTAGAGAGGTAGTTGGTCTCAGTCGTAACCAAATGGGAGAGTTTGATGTTAGTAGTAGACGAACTGCTCGAGAAACCGGAGTTGTTCAGATGGGAGCAGAGAGGCGGGAAACTCTTAGGCAAAATGTTGTATCAACTTTGTATTGTGAAGCAATGTCTAAGATGAACCAGATAACATTTGCGTTCACTAAACGTCCTATGTATGCTATGGTTGATAGAGAGTTTCTTAGATTTACAGCTGATGAGATAGCGGGCGATTATCTCTATGACTTATCACTAGCAAACAAACGTCAACTGAGCAGGGCACAACGAAAAGTTGAGGCAGTTATGACTGCTATACAGTTTATGCAATTACCTGGAGCTGATATTAACGCGATTTATAAGTATATGCTTGATGCAGCAAATGACCCAAGCTTTGAGAGACTTATTCCTCGTCCTCAGCAACAAGGTGGGGCTAGACCTGGGGCAGGTTTAACAACTAATAGTGGGCCTCAAGGAGGTACACAGAATGCTCTTATGTCCTAGGTGTGGTGAGGACTTTGCTTGTGGCTATCCTTGTGTTCATGAGTTGATTCTTAAGCTTTTGTTGAAAGGTAAGTGGAAGTGTGCTCGTTGTGGTCAAATTATTGTTTCAAATCAGCAATTAGTAGAACTAAGTAATGAGCAGATGGAAGAAGTGATTATGGAGTACCTCAATGCCAATCTATGACTATAAATGTCCGAGCTGTGGTGTGGTTAAGAAAGATGTTTTAGTAAAAGATAAAAATGAGGTGCTTAAGTGCTCTCAATGTCACGAGACGCTTAAGCGACTGTTTCCGAGCTCGGTCAGTGTCCACATCTGGCCAGCAGATGGAATCTTTCTCGAACATGCATCAGCCAAAGGTGAGACTTTCTATTCTAAGAAAGAGGCTAAGGAATTTGCTAAGAAGAATGATTTAGAGATGGATATTTTGGAGTAATATTTGATGGGTAAGGAATAAAAATGCCGAGAATTATTGTAATTGAAATGCTAGACTCTGGAGCGTGTACCGCCAAGTTTGGTAGTAACGGCGAAGACCACTTCACAAAAAGAGAATTGATGCGAGTGATTCGTACAATAAAGCAAGAGTCTAAGCAACAGGTAAGAATGTATCGAAGAAACCAAAAACTGAAAGGGCCAAGTAATGGCAAACGAGTTCAAACCGGAGAATCCGAGTCTGGAGCTAGCGATAGCTCAGAAGGAAGCAAAGAAACAGAAACAGCTGGAGCAGAACAATCCAGCAGTACAAGAGTTGCAGAAACAGCTGGAAGAAATGAAACGAGAGAGTCAAGTCTTGAAGACGCAATTGCAAGAGCAAAAGAACGCAGAATTAAAGAGGCAGCAAGCAGAGCAGGCTGAGAAAGATGCCGAGGAAGCTAATAAGTTAGCTGAAGATGCTGATTTGAAGAAGATACTTAAGATGGCTGAAGACGATGATAAATATGATAGTCTTACCAACAAAGAACTAATTAACTTGTTTAGTGATAGTCTGGAAACTGCTCTTGAGGCTCGGCAAAAACAACAAAGTCAAGTACTTAATTCAAAGGTACAAGATTTGGTAAATGAAATATCTAAAACACAGAAAGCAATTATGCAAGTTGCTACTGTAATTGATACTAAAGATGTAAAAGCACAGAACCCTGACTTTGATGAGTACCAAAGTGAGGCTGCAGTTATAATGCAGGATATTCCTCATATTTCGGTCGAAGATGCTTATCTTCTGGCTAAGTCTCGAAAAGCCAAGGCTACTGTTTCGCAAAAAGATGTAGATAGGGAGAAGCCGAACACTACAATGGTACGGTCTCCTGTCGATAGAACCGCCGAAGGTGAAGAAGGGCTAGAGCGGGTCAGAAAGACTAGTGCCTCTGAGCGTCGTAAATCTGGAATAGTTGGTGTCAGGGATATAATTGATGCCGGCCTTGATAAGATTATGGCTCAAAGAGGGGAAACTGAAAGGGCTTACTAAGTTGGAGATTGAATGGCTGTAACATTACCAACTCTTACTAGAACTATTGACGATGACTTCACGAATACTTGGTATGAGATTCGTCCGGAAGTTGTTGATAATGTTCTAGATGCAACAGTCTTTTGGGCAGCTTTGAAGTATCATAACTGCCTAACTCCGCAAGTCGGCGGTGAGTATGTAACTCGTACTGTGGGTTATGGTCAGAAGTCAACGCAGAGAATTGACAAAGGTTCTGTATTAGACCAAAGTACTCCAGATTTGGATACTATGGGAATATGGAACTGGCGTTACTTCTTAGTTGACGTGAACCGCTCAGTCATCGACGATGCGAAGAACTCAGGGAAGTTTAGGATTAAAAGCTATCTCGCCCGACGAATGGAAGCCGCAAGAAATGCGATAGTTCAGGATATTGAGACCTATCTACATCAGTGGGGTAGTTATTATGCTGCCCCGAAGCAGCCTAATGGTTTGTACGATATTTGTCCAAACTATACTGCTGAAACTACTGGTGGAGACGGTAGTAACAGTGATAGTCAGCAATCTGGTAGTTCTAACGGTGGAATTAGTAGAGCTGACGGAAATGAGTGGTTCACGAACTGGGCTGCTTTTAACGGAGCTACTGAAGATACCACTGACCAAGAGGTACCTACAAATGCTTCTTACACTGTTAACTTAATACCTGACATGAGGCATTTCTGGAATCTGATTACTGCTAATAAAGAGGCTCCTAACTTCATTCTTTGTGATGTAGACCTCTATGAAGCGTATGAAGATGAAGTCGGCGACCGTCAGCAGATAGTACGTAGTGGCTTCACCCGAGAAGCAATTGATTTAGGGTTTGATGCCTTTACGTTCAAAGGTGCCACTATGACTTATAGTGGGAAACTGGATGGTACACTACATTTGTTTATGCTTAACTTAGACTATGTAGAGTTTGTGTACGACCCAAATCTCTGGTTCGATATGACAGAGTGGAAGTCTTCACCTAACCAACTCGAAAGAGTGGCATATATCGTCTGCATGACTCCTGGCTTGATTACAACTCAGCCAAGACGTCATGGAGTGATGGAATATGCTAGTTAATAAGGAGTTTCTTGATGGCCGTTAAAACTTTATGGCAAACAGAGCTTACAGACATTAAGAGTACTGATGTCGAAGGTGTCGGACAACTCCGCTACGAGGATGGTGCTGATGGTGGAGTTTATAGATGGGTTAAGAACAGGAACGCTACTGCGTTTACTGCTAAGCAACCTGTATGCTACGATGCTGGCAATGTAGGGTCTAAAACGTTACTCCAGAAGGTTAATAGTCCTGTTACTGAAGACTTAATGCTTGCTGCAGGTATTGCAGTAACTGCTATTGGGGCATCTGGGGCTAATTGTTACGGATGGGTTAAAGTTGAAGGGTACTTCCAAGATGCATTGGTTCTTGGAGTATCTGGCACTGCTGTTCTTGTTGGAGATGAGTTAGTTACAGTCAATACACAAACTTATCTGGCCAGAGCTACAGGTGTTGGCACTGCCCCCAAACGTAGACTTACGTTTGTTGCTCTTGAAGCTGTCTCTGCTGCTACTGGAGCCGTTTACTCAAAAGACGTCTACATTCACTGTAAGTGACAGTTATAAGGGAGAGTGTAATAGCTCTCCCTTTTTCTTACTTTTTCAATGAATGAAAAAGTGTTATTGTTGAAAGGAACGAACAGAAGATGAAGCCGTTAGACCACAACAGCAGGATAGGTTGGATGATACATACTTATGGCCCTATTGAGCCTAAGATTTATTTTAGTCATATGAGTTGTATGTTGACTTGTTCAAGTAAATATCAGATGGTGTTTTTAGGGATTGATAAACAAAGAACTGCAGATGCCAGAAACATCTTGGTTCAGTCTGCCAAATCTTTGAAATGTACTCATCTTTTAAGTATTGATAGTGACCACATGGTTCCTGGTTATATTCTTGAATGTTTATCAAAGAACAATGATGCTATGATAGTTAGCGGATTGATAACTAAGCGAAAACCTCCATTTGACCAAGTAGGATTTGTTAGAGAAGGAGATTGGTACTGCCCAATACATGTTCCTATTGATGGACGTAGTTATTTAGTCGACGTTCCTGCTATGGGCTGCACGCTTTTTGATATGGATGTCTTTGATATGGTAGAAGAGCCATATTTTGTTGACACTGCTGGAATTAAACCTAATGGTGCGGTGTATAATAAACGCAGCGATACTAACTTTTTTGAGAAGTGTCAAGAAGCTGGCATAAAGATGATTGTTGATACAAGAGTGTTAGTCGGGCATTTGAAGGAGCCTGAAGCGGTCTATCCTAACTGTGTTCCTGATAGTGTTGAACTAAATCGAATGGATAAGATTAGACAATCTGCTGATTCTCTGCTGCACCAAGCTAAGGTATATGATAAGGCTAAGGATTTAGCTATCCAAAATGACTGTAAGACCGTCTTAGACATAGGTTGCGGTAATCCTACAAAGCTAGTTAGTAAGCTTGGGTTTGTTGATAACATTACTGGAATTGATTTTCCAGAGAAGATACTAGACATAGCAGCTGCAGGTAATAG